ATCTTGGGCTGGCCCTTGCCATCTTTGCCGTCACTGTCGCCATTGGCTTGTCCATCACCATCACCGTCCATGTCGAGGTGTGTGTCCAAGGTCATCTTGATCTCTACGGCATTGGCCATGAGTTCATCGTAGACTTCATCGGCAGTCTTGCCAGTGTATTTGGAGTCGACCAAGATAGGCACAGCAGTGATCATACGGCCGATGCTTTCGCGGACCAGCATATTATTGATCACGTAGTCGCCGGCCATGTTCCATACTTCAGGTTGGCGACCACCACGACGAGTCAAGTGTTCGAAAATGATGTGACCCAGTTCGTGGGCGAACCCAAAGATCATCTCTTGGTCGTCGAGTTTCTGTATGAAGTCGGAATTGTAATAGAAGGTGCGACCATCTGTGGCGATGGTGGGACACCAATCGGCTTCTTCCAGTTTGAAACGAGCAGCCAGTGGACCCCAGAACGGATACTTGAGTAGCATGGCTACTCGGGTCTTGATCAGTCTATCACGTGCGGACATCTTGCTCATTGGGTGGCTCCTTTGACGATACTTACATTATACTGGATCTTAGATCCAAAGTCAACCATTATTTTGGACCGCATAAATCCCATAGCATAGCGACTTCTGGATCTCTGAACCATACGCTTTTCCTGGGTATGTAATCCCAGTCTAATCTTTTCAGGCCTTGCTGTCTGGCCCAAGCGGTAACTGCTGATATCGATTGAGTGGCCCAAGGGCGGACGGACCAGCCTTGCCTCTGTTCGCGGAGCCACTCGCTGACTTCAGAGGGTGTAGGTGGCTGGTCCGTCCATACTGTGCGAACGTCCGACCCGTAAAGCATCTCCATCACGGGCCAGGGTCTGCGCCTGACCATCTTACTCGTCGGTCAGGAGGTTCGCGTAGCGTTTGAAGAACTCGGGGAAGTTCTTCATCTTCTTGCGGTCAAACACCACCTTGTAGGTTTTGAGCACGGTGTGCGCACCCATGATCACCATCTCTGGTTCAAAGTTCGCCATCATGAACCCGAGCCAGTTGTCGGCAGCAGAGTTGAACTCGTCGGGCTTGCCAGAGCGTTTGGCATCTTCGTATCTGGTACGGAGTTCGTAGCACAGACTGGTGGCCAAGGCCCAGGAAGCGGAAACTTCTTTGGGTTTGAACTCTTTGATCTTGCCCGACAGGATCTCTGCAGGATCGGGCAAGTCGGCGGCATGCTTACGATGGCTCATGAACTTGATACCAAGCCCTTCGCCTACTAGACCCGACACCATGTCAGTGTTGGCAGTCTCAGGCAAGTCGTCATCCAGCATGTCGCTCACGAAACTCCAGGTACGCGGAGTAGCGAATGCGCGATCGTGTTGCACCGGATCAAAATTGTAGAGATCGCCCTTGAACTGTTTCAAGAAGCCTACCACGTGCGGATGCACCTGTTGCGTGACGGCCCACTGCTCCCAGTCTTCGAAGTCTACGCGGAGTTCTAGGTGCATGAAGCGGTTGGCCAACGGACTGGGCATGCGATAGGTGACACCCTTGTCACCCATGCGGTTACCCGCGGCGATGAGAGCCACATTGTCGGGCAGGATATAGGAACCAACACGACGGTTCAATACCAACTGATAGGCCGCTGCCTGTACAGCCGGAGGAGCGGAGTTGAGTTCGTCTAAGAACAGGAACACCACGTCATAATCTTTGGCAAATTCTGCCGACGGCAGTTCGCTGGGCGGTGCCCACTTCATGGTGTTGTCACCGGCCGAGTAGTAAGGCACACCTTTGATGTCTGTGGGATCCATCAATGCCATGCGCAGATCGATGACCGTGGAATTCTTGAACTCGGCAGCCACTTGGCCGACCATGTCCGACTTGCCGACTCCGGGAGGGCCCCAGACGAACACAGGACGGCGTTTGGCCACCGCCCGGCGTAGTAGAGGTTTACACTCGCTGATCTTTACCGTGCGAGTCTCGGTTTGGTTTTGACGACCCATTTGTGGCTCCTGAATTAAATGGTTGAGTCAACAGTATAAGACAACGGGCGGGGCTTGTCAACCCCGCCGTGTCAGTTTAGGCAGCAGCAGCCTCAGTGGCCACGGCAGGTTTGACTTGAGCGATGAACTCGCTGGCGTCAATCTCGGCCTTGGTCATGGCCTTGGGCAGTTCGACGAACTTGACATCGGTACAGCCGGCGCGCACCAAGGTGCGGGTACGACGCTTGTCGTTGGTGTAACGAAGGGCACCTTTGCCATTCTTGTCAACAGCGTAGCCAACGAAAGCGAACAGTTCTGTGGACTCGGTTTTGGTAGCGATAGTTTTCGACATTTACATCTCCTGTGGGTGAGTGAAAAATTTACTACAATGATAAGTTTACTACAGGCCCTGATCCTTGTCAACCTCTTTTTGGTTCTTTGCCCGGCGTTTGTAGGCCCGACGATTCTGCTCACTACGACCGCGGAAAGGCGAGTCAGCATGGAACAGTTCGATGGCTCTACGACGCATTGGCCCAGAAGCAGGTAGTTTGATAGTGATCTTGCCCATAGTCCATATATTATACAGGCCCATGAGCCAAAGGTCAACCCCGCTAAAACACGTGGTAAGTGAGTACTAACCTATTGATTTATAGTGGTTAGTAGTCACTTACCTACTGAGATCGCGGGCTGTGCGTAAAACCCTGCTGAGAGTACGGAAATTGGTGCTGACCATCTCTAAGAGAGTGTCGGGTGGTCTTGTGGTAGTGCTGGCCATGCCAAAAGCGATCTCACCCATGTCTTGGAAATAACCAGGACTGGGCCAACGTGGTTGGCGTATCTGCCAAGCATCGATGAACAGGCATTCTTCGCCCACGGTCCGTAGCAGAGGTTGACGTTGTTCTCTAGGGAGTTGTTGTGCTGATAGCATACGGATGGCGATGGGCTCTTCCCAGATGCGAGTGTTTTCCATGTTCCTGGCCACGGAATGTACCAAAAAGGCTTCTAGGTCAGACTCGAGATAAGTCTGGCTCTTGCCCTGGGCTTCCATGACTACTTCCCATCCAGCCCTGACATAAGATTGCCAATGCCGCATACAGAAATTATTTATTAGATCTTGCCCTGTGCTCGTCGACTCAGGCCGTCAAGCCACAATATCACATCGTCATTGACCAACCTGATCTCCATGGCGTCTTGTTCACCAAAGATGCGTAGGTAACCATTGCCAAAGTAGTAAGGCCAGTCAAGATGATCTTGTAGTCCGATGAGATGCCCGGCTCTGGGATGCCAACCTGGTGGCATCTGATAACTCCAATGCTGGAACTCTTCGCGCATCATCTCCCAACCAAAGGTGGTCAGCCTCAGTCCGCGGTTGCGACCGGGTTGATAGTTTTTGAACAAAGTGTAGGGGGTTACCTCAGTGGTAGCCCAGAGTTGGCTACGAGGCAGGTCTTTCAGATAGTCACTGAGTTTTTGAGCTAGATCCATGTTCGCTGATCTTGCGACCTTGCTTGAGTTCGACCACAGAGAAGTCAGTGGTCTTGAATAATTTGTTCAAGCGGTCAGCGAGATTGAAAGCATGGCCAGGATTGGAAAAACTAACCTTCTTGTATTTGGGTCCGGGATAGGACACCAGACTATTGAGCGTGCGCAGATTGATGGGCTTGTCTTGATAGAACACAGCATAGATAGCATCAGCACTCAACACTTCCTCGGCTTTGTAGGTCCGAGGATTGGTATTTGTGAGTAAGATCGTGGGTTTAGGTCTGCTCATAAGTGTCTTTCTATGAGCAGTTATTTATCAGATTGCGCTAGATTAAACTGTGTTTTATTAGATATAATTGTGCGGCTGTTCGCGCCAAGCCGTACCAAAACTCATCACGCAAGATAGGCTGTTATCTTCCAACAGCGTGGCTACAATAGTCCAAGACTTGCTGGAAGGATTGACCCAGATACTCATGAGAAATCTGGGCTCTGTGGAGCCTTGTACAGCCCCCGATGCCCAAAACTGCTCGCCACTACGGACTAGGTCTTCTTTGATGGCGTCAGTACGACCGCACAACCATTTGGTTTCGATTTCGCGTGTCTGTGCCTGTGCTGGACTGGCAAACACCATGGCAGCGAACAGCATGCCCAGCAGGAAGTAGGTGATGATCTTAGCCGTAGGTCGCATTCAACCACTCGGTGTGTTGTTGTGCCGAATCGCCAGCCTTCTGCAAGTTGTGTCGACCACAGAACTTCATGAAGTGTGGCCCCACTGCGCTTTTGGGTTTGGCTTGAACCGCCCTTGCGATGGTCTCATCGAGGATGGTCTTGATGCGATCGGGTTGTGCCCGCAGGTCGATGATGCTACGGTTGCGCTCATAGTCGTCCTTGACTAGATGCTCGACGCCTTCGTGATCAGTCCAGCGTTGTAGCATGAGGTTATTCCACATGAAGCCGCGATTGTCTCTGTCGGCGTAGGCTTCTTCTAGACCCACCTTGTTCTTAGTGCCCTTGGTACGAACACCAGGATAGGCTGAGAAGATATTGTCGCTGACATCTCCGCGCATGCACTTCTCGAAAAGTATCCAGTCAGGATTGGGTGCCGGCTTGGGTTCCTTGGTCTTTTTGTCTACCACTGACTTTCCGCGGTCGTCATAATAGCCTTCGTGTGTGGTCAGCACACCGGCGATGCCATTGTAGAGTTGCACGTTGGAGGCGATCAGTTGCTCAAAGTCACTGTCGCTGGAGACGATGATGTGGTTGTGTTCGGGATGTAGGTCGATCCAACGTGCGATGAGATCATCAGCCTCGACTTCGGGATGCCGCAATACTGACACATTGGTCTTGGTTTCTAGATACTCGCGGAACTCGTCGAAACTCTTCCAGAACAATTCTTCTTCCTCTTGTTCTCGAGGACTTTGCGCTGCTCGGGCCTCTGATCGTTGAGCCTTGTAAGGCTTGTAGACATCCTTACGCCAACTGCGGCCTTCGAAGCAGAACACCACATGGCGTCCTTGTCGCTCTCGCCATTGGCGTAGCACTGATGCCAGGATGATGTGATAACTCATGGCCACACGTTCTTCAGGATCCGTACTGCGGATCACATGGCGTGCGCGGAAGAAAAGGTTGGCTGCGTCGACTAGAAGATAACTCATAAAGCAAGTATAGCATGGCACTGAGGCCAAAGTCAACTACTGATTTTTGGTGCGTTGGTTGGTGGCAGCACGGCCCGCTTCGGCGATGAAGTTCTGGTCCGCTGATTGATCCTGGCTGATATTTCTGCATAGTTCAGTGAACCATTGGTCCACCACTGCTTCAGGAGTAGGACCATAGTAGCCAGCGGCTATGAGATTCTTGACGAAGGCAGGATTCCATTCTAACTCGAAGTAGCCCTGTTTTGGATCGCTCTTGTTGATGTGTGCTTTGACTACATTGACCCAGGGTTCCGGGCTGTCTTGCATTTGCTTGGCAGTCTTGCTGGGGCCATTGATGAGTTTTTTTAGTTTGTCGAACATGATCAGTCTTCAAATAGTTGGGATTGACGTTGAGTGATTTTTTCCAAGGTGAGTTCTCGCCATTGATTGGTCTGATCATACCATTGGTTGCGCTCTTCGGCTGTGCGGCAGCAGGCGATGCAGTAGCCTTGATCTACCACACATACGCCCTGGCAAGGATTAGTGGCATCGGC